TTTTTTGAGGCTGTTGGGCGGCGGCAGATAAGATGAATGAACCAAAACTTTGACATACCTCTTGAGTTTCTTACTGACGATGAGGTTCAGGAACTTAGTAAGTTTGTAGGCCGACTAGAAGAAGTTTCTAAAAGGGACGAGTCGCAAAACGATTTTATAACTTTTGTAAAGCATGTCTGGCCTACATTTATTGAGGGCAATCATCACAAGATATATGCTGAAAAGCTACAGAAAGTGGCTGAAGGCAAGATAAAGCGTTTAATTATTAACATGCCGCCTAGACACACAAAGTCTGAGTTTGCGTCATATTTGTTCCCTGCATGGCTTATGGGCCGCAATCCAAATACTAAGGTTATTCAGGCAACGCACACGGCCGAGTTAGCTGTGGGCTTTGGTCGTAAGGTTAAAAACCTTATCGACAGTGAGATATATCGTGACATATTTCCTGATTTAGCGTTAGCTAGTGATGCGAAAGCATCTGGTCGTTGGTCTACATCCAAAGGGGGCGAGTATTATGCCGTGGGTGTTGGTGGTGCGCTTGCTGGTCGTGGTGCTGACTTGTGTATCATTGATGATCCTGTGTCTGAACAGGATGCGTTATCACCTACCGCACTCGATAATATTTACGAATGGTATACATCAGGTCCAAGACAGAGACTTCAGCCGGGCGGGTCAATAATCATCGTGATGACACGGTGGAGTATACGGGATTTAACGGCGAAAGTGTTGCAGAAGCAGGCCGAGGGCGGGGCGGATCAATGGGATGTTGTGGAGTTCCCGGCGATATTTCCAGATTCAGACAACGTGTTGTGGCCCGAATACTGGAAACGAGAAGAGTTAGAGGCCGTTAAGGCATCTATTCCTGTTTCCAAGTGGAACTCTCAGTATTTACAAAATCCAACAGCCGAAGAAGGGGCGATTATCAAGAGGGAGTGGTGGAATGTTTGGGATAGTGGTAGCCCGCCTGCCTGTTCGTACATCATACAATCATACGATACGGCCTTCTCGAAGTCAGAGAGGGCAGACTATTCTGCTATTACTACTTGGGGCATTTTTGAGCCTGTGGATGGAGACGGCGAGGCCATCATCTTACTTGATGCGCAGCGAGGTCGATGGGATTTTCCAGAGCTTAAAGATGTTGCCCAAGATTTATATACAGATTTTGAGCCAGACATGGTGCTTATTGAACAAAAGGCCAGTGGTATGCCGCTCACCCAAGAACTGCGGAGAATGGGGGTGCCTGTCACGCCCTTTACCCCTTCAAGGGGGGCGGATAAGTTCACACGGATGAATGCTTGTGCGCCTGTTTTTGAGTCTGGTATGGTATGGCGACCTGACATGAATTTTGCTGAGGAAGTGGTTGAAGAATGTGCCTCATTTCCTAACGGTGAACATGATGACTTGGCTGATTCGATGACACAGGCTATACTCAGGTTCAGACAGGGTGGATTTATCATTACTCCCTCTGATTACGATGAAGACGATTACCGTGAATTTAATAGGAAACGGGAGTATTACTGATGAATAGTGACAGAGAAGATAAGGCTTCAAATAAGTTAGCAGATGACCTTTTGAGGGCTGGCGAAAAGCGAGGAGCGGATGAAATTTTAGGCATGGATACAGAAAACATGAGCCCATCTAAAGTTAGAAGATTATTGAAAAATAAAGGCATTAAAGGTCTTGAAGAAGGCGGCATGGCTATCTCTGACGCTGATATTGCAAGTATAAGAAGGGCTTTTGGTTCCCGAGGAGAAAGTGGAAACACTCTTTCAAATGCAGATATAGCTAGATTACAGAGATTTATGACTCAAGAAACAGGCAACATCCCACAAAGTTTAAGGGGTAGAAACCGCAGGCGTTCTAATGAATCTGCCAACACCATTTCAGATAGAGATATTCAAATGATAATGCAGTCTATTGGCATGGAGGATGGTGGTGAAGCTGTTCCTGCAAAATTCAAAGGGTTTTCCAAGCTACCTGAAAAGGTTCAGCAGAAAATGGATCCTGACCTTGCTCAGAAATATGAAAAGGGCGGGGCTGTTGGCAGTTGCCGTGGCATGGGTGCTGCTCTGCGCGGTGGCAAGTTCTCTGGGGTGAAGTAATGGATGCAGATAAATTAGAACTAATGATTCAAAGAATGAGTCGCGCCGACAAACTCCGCGCTACTGATAGAAGAGCTGCTGACAGAATTGCTGAAAGAAAACGGCTTGGTGAGTACGACCCAAACTCGAGGATGGCACAAAAGGCTAGGAATGATCTGATTATGGCTGCTATAGAAATGATGGAAAGTGGATATGAAGAGGGCGGAGATGTCAAAAGACCAACCCCAACATATAAGTCGATGGACATGGGTGGCGATATTCTTGATTCTTATCTTGCTGGCCTTGGAAACTCTAAGGACACTACTATAAAAGGTGGTGGGTCAAAGAAAAAACCAAAGCCTATTAAGAAAGCTAAGGGCGGGGCTGTTTCTCCTCGTAAAGCACAAGGTATGTATAATGGCAGAAGATAAATACAATCAACGAGTTCAAGATGCTTTATCTGACTATGCACAAGGTAAAATTACTGCACGGCAGACACAAAAAATTTTAAAGGGGTCAGGATATAAAGCTGACCTTAGAGAAGGGCGCAAAACAGGGGATATCCAAGTTTTTAAAATTGATGGTAGTGGGCATGGTTTATTTTATGAGTTCAGCAATGGTGGGGATGTATCAAAAGGCAAAACTATTGACGGCTTGACTCGCAGGCAAATCTTGACGATTGGCACGACAAAAGGCGTTCAAAGTTTGACAGACGCTCAGTTTGATGAATACCAGAGTATGCGTGATAATCAACGCAAGGGCATAAAAAATTTTCGTGGCGGTGGGGCTGTTATGGCAGGCCGTGGTGGTAAATTTAAGGGTATTTCGTGATGTCATATGAGGTTGGGGCGAACAATTTTAGCCAAGGTGAAGCCCTTCATTCCAGGCTTGATGCGAGAGAACCCTCCACTCAGAGCGTCAGGTTGTTCGTTCCAACGCTGTAAAAGGGGTATGAGATGGCTATAGAAAAAGGCACAGGCGCTGGCGGTGATAATGTCATCCCTATGAATGCACAGGAACAAATTGAAATTTTGGAAATGGCAACGCAGCCCGGTCAGGTAACAATGGACGATGGTTCTGTTATTGTTGGCGATATTTCTGAAGAAATGATGGCGGCAGAAATGCCGATAGAAATACCTTTTAATTCTAATCTTGTTGATTTTATGGATGAGGCTGAAGCCACAACCATTGCCTCTGATTTGGTTGGTGAGATTGAAGATGATTTGTCATCTCGTGAGGATTGGGAAGAGGTTTACAAAAGAGGCATTGACCTTCTTGGCATGAACTATGAAGAGAGATCACAGCCGTTTGAAGGTGCGTCTGGTGTGGTTCACCCACTCTTGGCAGAGTCTGTTACACAGTTTCAAGCGCAGGCTTATCGTGAGTTATTACCTGCTGGCGGCCCTGTTCGCACACAGATAATTGGTGATGAAAACAAAGAAGCTATAGCGCAGGCTGAACGTGTCAAAAACTATATGAATTACCAGATTACATACGAGATGGAGGAGTATGACCCCGAGTTGGATCAAATGCTTTTCTATCTACCCATAATAGGTAGCACATTTAAGAAAATTTATTTTGACCCTTTATTGCAAAGGGCTGTTTCCAAGTTTGTTCATGCTGAAGACTTAATTGTTCCTTATAGCGCCACTGATTTAGCGTCAGCGACAAGAATTACACATGTCGTAAAAATGGACAAAAACGAGATTAGAAAACTGCAACTTACAGGTTTTTACGCTGATATAGACCTCCCTGGAGACAGTTATGGGGATGATGAATACTCTGGCGTTAAGGAAACCATAGATGAAATTCAAGGCATTTCTCCTTCAGGCTCTAGTGAAGAAGTAACGCTGTATGAAGTTCATACAAATTTAGATTTATCTGGGTTTAAAGATGTAGATGCAAATGGTGAGGAAACTGAGTTAAAGCTTCCATATATCGTTACAATTGTTGAAAAAAGCGGCAAAGTTTTGTCTATTCGTCGTAATTATGATGAATCAGACCCTTTGCGCCGTGCGAAGCCTTATTTTGTTCATTACAAGTTTTTGCCCGGATTGGGTTTTTATGGATTTGGTCTTACACATATGATTGGCGGATTGTCTCAAGCAGCAACCAGCTTGTTAAGACAGCTCATTGACGCTGGCACCCTGTCCAACCTCCCTGCGGGGTTCAAGGCTCGTGGCGCTCGTATCCGCGATGAAGACGAACCACTAAATCCAGGTGAGTTTCGTGATATTGATGTCGCAGGTATGGACATCCGCCAATCGCTCATGACGCTTCCGTTTAAAGAGCCCTCACAGACGCTATATTCACTCTTAGGCACGCTTGTTGACTCTGGGCGTAGGTTTGCGTCTTTAGCTGACATGAAAGTGGCTGAGATGGGCGGGGAAACGCCTGTAGGCACTACTATGGCGATTATGGAGCGTGGCACAAAGGTTATGTCCGCAATTCACAAGCGCTTGCATTATTCACAAAAGGTTGAATTTAAGCTTTTAGCTAACGTATTTGCTAGGTTTATGGCTCCTATGTATCCTTATGCGATACCCGGCGCTCCACCAGAAATAAAAGTAACAGACTTTGATGACCGCATAGATGTTCTGCCCGTCTCAGATCCAAACATCTTTTCCATGTCACAACGTATAGCTTTAGCGCAGACAGAACTACAATTGGTTCAATCAAACCCAGAGATACATGGAAACGAACAGGGATTATATCAGGCTTACCGTAAAATGTATGAAGCATTAGGAGTTACCAATGTCGATGCAATCTTACCTCCACCTCCTGTCCCTCAACCTACGAATCCGGCTAAAGAAAACCAAGAGGCAATGCGTGGAAAGGCTTTACAAGCTTTTCCAGATCAAAACCATCAAGCTCATATTGAAGCTCATTTGGCAATTATTGCAACGCCTGTGGCGCAAGCTAATGCGGCGATAGTCATGACATTGCAAGGTCATGTTCAAGAGCATCTTGGGTTTATGGCTGAGGCTATGGCGCAAGAAGAAATTATAAATCAGCTTGCTCCAGAAGAGCAAATGCAAATTCAGTCTTCTGAAGAAGGAATGATGGCCTTTCAAACAGAGGTTGCGTCACGCGCAGCTCAATTAATTGGAGAGCTTACAGAGCAATATGCTCAAGCGGTTACGCCACCACAACAGCCTGACCCACTTGTTGCCATACGTCAGCAAGAATTGGCTTTGCGTGAAGCTGATATTCAACGCAAGGCTAAAGAAGCCGATGATAGGGCGCAGCTTGATCGTGAGAAAGAATTGAATGACCAGATGGCAGAGAGCGCCAGAATAAACATTCAAAAAGAGGCTTTGGATGAAAAAACCAGAGTGGCAGAGGAGCGTATTCAAACTCAAAGAGATATCGCAGCTCTTAATAACATGACGAAAGGTCGGTAAAATGACAGCAAGTTCAGTAAGTAGAAAAGTAGCTGAAGTAGAAAAAGCTAAAAAAGTGGAGCGTAGAAATGCCCTTATCGAAAGGCAAAAGCCAAAAGACGATATCGTCAAACATATCGAAACTGAGGTCAGAGGGATACCCGCAGAGACAAGCAGTAGCAATAGCGTTATCGACAGCGGGGAAATCAAAGTCAAAGCCGTTAAGAAAAAGCCCAGTGGGTCTAAAAAAGGGGGGAGTGGTAAAAAAGTTCTCTCCAATAGCAAGACCGCAAAGATTTAAAGGCATTTTCTAATGAGTGCAGAAGAAGTAGCAAGGAAGCTATTAGAGCTTAAAATACTGCCTAGATTCATGATGCTATGCATGACAGGCGTGTACATCAGATGCATAGAATGGGCTCTTTCACAGCCGGATCTCACAACTCAGCAGGCCTCGCTAATTTCAGTTGTCACGGGTGCCATGACAGGCAGTCTGGCAGTTTGGCTCAATTCCGAGAAGTAAATGCCAGCAAAGCTGAATGAAAATACAGAAGTAGCACTACCCTTACGCAACATCATATCTATGGTTGCGGCGGCATCATTAGCTACTTGGGCGTATTTTGGGATCATAGAACGCTTAAACCAAATTGAAACCAATATCACAATGATGGAATCTGATGTTCAGCATAACACTGAGTTTAGAATAAAGTGGCCGAGGGGAGAGATGGGGAGCCTCCCGGCTGATTCTGAACAGTACATGCTGATCGAGCATTTGGCTGGTGAATTGGAAAAATTGCAAACGGATATAGAATCTGGTAAGGCTCCTTTTGATCAACAGCAAAAGTTGACATTAGATTTTTATGAGCGCCGAATTACAAGTTTAGAAGAAAACTTAGAGAATATGAGAAATGGGGATAATTGAAACCTCAATAATTTTGATATTGTATATGTCAGGGTCTATCGTTGAGCATGTAGGCTATGATAATATATCAATGTGTTTAAGGGCTAAAAGACACATTGAGCGCACTGGCTGGAAAGACAGTGAGTATAAGCGATATGCTTGTGAAAAGAGGACTGTAGAACTAAAGGAGGGTGTAGACGGCAAGCCGTATGTGTTGAAAATAGTGGAGTAGTAAATTGTTAGCCGAACTCGCCGCAGCAAATGCAGCTTTTATGATTATCAAGAAGGCTGTCCAGAACACTGGAGATATTGCCAAATC